GAATGGGCTCCAAGCTCGGGCATCGGAACGCGGGCCACGGCAATCTCTGGCGCGCCCACCAAATCCAAGTACGCGCTGGTATCAACTCCTGACCGGCACCTGGTGTGTTTTGGCACGGAATCCACGCTGGGTGATCCAACAAGCCAGGACCCGATGTTTGTGCGCTTTTCTTCGCAAGAAGACATCAACGACTTTGTGGCCACTGCAACCAACACGGCCGGCGGACAACGGCTCACGGACGGTAATGAGATTGTCTCGGCCCTGCGCTCACGTGGTCAGATTTTGATTTGGACAGATACGTCTATTCATGGCCAGCAGTACTTGGGACCACCTTACACCTTTGGCTTCCAACAGCTGGGTGCCAACTGCGGCATCATTGCGCCCCACGCGTCGGCTGACGTGAACGGCGTGGCGTACTGGATGAGCAAGGACGCGTTCTTTGTATTTGACGGTACGGTCAAGAAGATTCCTTGCACTGTGCAAGACTACGTTTTTGAAGACTTGAACATTGCACAGGCCACTGCCGTGAACGTGGGCATCAACACCCAGTTCAACGAGGTGACGTGGTTTTATCCGTCCCTCAGCAGTAACTACGTCAACCGTTTTGTGACATACAACTACATGGAAAACGTCTGGTCAGTGGGCAGCATGGCCCGCACGGCCTGGACCGACATTGGCACGTTTGAGAAGCCCTTGGCCACGGAGTATGACCCCCTGGACAACGAGGCTACCCTTACCACGATTTATGGCCTTACAGCAGGCCGCAGCCACTTGTACAACCAAGAGGACGGTGTGGACGCCAACGGTGTGGCAATTGAGGCCTACATATATTCTGGCTACTTTGATATTGGTGACGGTGACCAGATGCTGCTGATGCAGAAGTTCATTCCTGACTTTAAGCGTCAAGTAGGGGAGTTGATAGTGCGATTGCTGTTGCGTCCCTATCCACAGGCCTCTGCAACGCCAAGCTCCTTGGACCCTTATCCAATCACTCCTACCACACAGTTTGTCAGCACGCGCGCACGCGGGCGTCAAATTCAACTGCGCATTGAGAGCGACGAGCTGGGTGGATGGTGGCGTTATGGCACGTTGCGCGTTGACGTTCAACCGGACGGCTTGCGATGAGCAAGATTAACAACGTCCGCCTGCCCAACGCGAGCACTGGCGGGTACGACCCACAGCAGTTCAACCAGCTGGTGCGTTCGCTTGAGCAGGTAATCTTTCAGCTCAATAACACTTACACACCTGTTACCAGCGAAAACACCGCTGGCGCTGCAACGTGGATGGCCATGGGCAGCGGAGCGGGAGGCGGGTTTGCTGGTGGTATCCGTGGGTTCCAAAACAGCAACGGCATCATCTTGCCCCAGGCAATGATGATCTCGGACCAGGACCAAACAAACGCCAGCATCACAGGTGAGAATCTGCTTACGTTTGCTCCTGCGTTCTCCAACGGTATCACCGTGGAAAGCGGCTCACGGATCAAGGTTCCTTGCGCAGGCCAGTACCTGGTGACGTTTACCTTGCAGGTAACAAACCGCAGCAATACAGCCGCTGAATTTGAGGTATGGGCCAAGGACACTGGCGTCAACTACCCGTTAAGCAACACACGCTTTGACGTACCTGCTCGTAAAAGCGTCAGTATTTGGTCCCACATAGTCCCAGCAATTACTGGTATTTTCACTGTAGATGATCCCACCAACGACTACTTGCAAGTTGCCTGGTGGTCGGATAATTTGAACGTCTTTATTCAGAACTATGCTGCGGGCACAAGTCCCACACGCCCTGCCATTCCGTCGGTGATTCTCACCATCAACTTTGTATCGGCGAACTGATCATGGCAAACAAATACCTGCGCAAATACCTCACTCCAGCGGCTGCAACAGAGACCACGATCTACACCGCGCCTGCTGCAAATACGGGTGTCTTGTCCTCTTTGCGGGTGACAAACAGAAACGCTTCTACCACCGCTTTGACGGTAAACGTCTATCCAACTGGCGGGGCTACTGCATATTGTTTGTTGAAGACCTATTCACTGCCCACGAACCAGACTTTGGATGTTTTAAGCGGTGTGCCCTGTGTGCTGGAGGCAGCGGACGTGATTAAAGTCCTCAGTTCGATGGCGACAGTTGACTTTTACTTGTCCTATTTAGAGATAGACAGATCGTAATGAGTGGACAAAACTTGATCTTTTGTTGGATAATTACAGCCATTAACGCGTCCTTTCCCGGCGCGCGGCCCATGAGGCCTTTGGCAAAAACTGGAAAGGACTATCATGGCGAATGAAGGAATCATGGCCATGCCTCAGGGCATGGGTATGCAGGGCGAACAAGCCCAACAAGAACAACCGTCCGTCACGAGCGCTGACTCGTATGACGCCGCGCAGACCGCGCTGGGGATGACTGACCCAGGCGCTCAAGAAGCTATAAAAGCTGCCATTCGCGAGAGTTTGGTTGACGAACAGTTGTCTCCTCAAGAGCTGCAAACCTTCATTATCACTTTTGAAGAACTGTCGCAAGACCCTGCCGGATACAAAGCGGCCCGCCAGCAGCTGATTGACAACGACTACGTTGACCCTGAGGACCTGCCAGAAGAGTACGACCCCGAGTTCCTCGGCGCGGTGCTCGCGGTCCTCAACGAAATGCAGCTGATGCAAGGGCAAGGGGCCATGGAGCCCATGCAGATGTCCCCCACGGTTGAGGGCCTGCCCCCAATTGGCATGGCCGAAGGTGGGTTGGCTGATGTAGCTTCTTACTTAGCCGCGCAAGGCCGCAATGGTGACAGCATGCTTGCGCACATCACCCCGGAGGAAGCCTCGTTGCTCAAGCGCCGTGGTGGCTCGGGCACGATCAACCCCGTTACCGGCTTGCCTGAGTTCTTCCTGAAAAAACTCTTTAAGGGTATTGGCAACGCTGTAAAAAGCGTTTTAAAAAGCCCAATTGGCCGCATTTTGGCAACCGTTGCGTTGGCTACGGTCCTCGGGCCAACGGCCATTGGCATGACCCTTGGGTCAGCAGGAACGGCGGCGGTGGCTTCTGGCGCTGTCACTCTTGCGGGTGGTGGATCACTCAAAGAGGCGCTGGTCTCTGGCGCGATGGGCTACATCGGCGGTGGTGGCACGATCATGGGCACAAATCCCTTGTCTGCGGTTGGCGGTTACTTACCTGGCGCAGCTGGCAGCGCATTGAACACAGGTCTGTCAACAGGCTTGATTGGTGCAGGTATCGGCAAGTTAGGCGGTATGAGCACGAAAGACGCCTTGAGGATGGGCTTGATCTCCGGTGGTTCAGCCGCTGCGATGCAGGGACTAAGCAACATGCGCGCTGATCAGGCAATAAAGGACGCTCAGTTTCGCAGTGACATGAGCGGCACACCTGCCGCCCCACGGCCCGGTGAACCGGGTAGCAATGTTATTGTTGGTGGAAAGCCTGATATTACTGCTATTGAGGCTGCCGGCACAGCTAAAGACTTGTTGGCTGCAACTGCCCAGGGCGGCGGTAGCGGCAGCATGCCTAATGACCCTGCTTTTCTAGCCAAGTACTACAGCGACATTGGCATTGATCCTAGAACAATGTCGCCAACCAGTGTTGGGACATCACCGACCAATATTCAAATTGAACGCAGCATGTTGGGCATGACGGGTCCGATGGACACTGCACGTCAGTTTATCCAAGAGCCTATCAACGTGGCCAAGGACATTTACAACACAAATCTGTCTCCTACCCGTGCAGGCCTACCCGCAGACGCTGGCATCATTCAAAAGTACGGCCCCTTGGCCTTGGCAGGAACTGCCGCTATAGCAGCCACTGGCGGCATGCAAGGCGAGCCTGCTAACCAGAACCCTGCGTTTAACCGCAACTACACGGGCTCTGACTACATGCGGGATAACCCTGACAAGTTTAAGGGAGGTCTCAGCAGCTACACCAGACCTACGACACCGGACAATCCAATTGTTCCGACACCGTCGTATGGCACGATCCCAATTGGCCAAGCTGGCAATGTCATCCCCATGGGCGTGACTCAAAGCCCTGGTGGTGTTGCACAACCCTACAACGTGGCAGGTCTGTATGGCGTGCCCCTCATCTACGGCCCCGACGGCCAACCCCGTCGCATGGCCAAGGGCGGTGACGCCACAATGACGCAGTTCCCACGCAAGAATGGCCCGATCAACGGCCCTGGCACAGGAACTTCGGATGACATCCCCGCAATGCTGTCGGACGGTGAATTTGTGTTTACGGCCAGAGCCGTGCGCAATGCCGGAGGTGGCAGTCGTCGCAAGGGTGCGGCCCGCATGTACAAGTTAATGAAGAAGCTCGAAGGCGGAGCCGTTAAGGGGAAATAAATGGCAGAAGAAACAGTCACCCAACAGATAGTCCGGGAAGCCCCGGAGATTGAAGCGTATAAGCTCAAGCTACTGCAAGAAGCCCAGAAATTGGCCTTCAACCAGAGCGGGGGCCAGACGCTTGCCCAGCAGCTTCCAGGCTATCAGGTAGCAGGGTTTTCTCCTGCCCAGCAAGCAGCTATTACTGCCGCTGAAAGACAGGGTATTGGGGCGTTCACGCCTTACATGACCGCTGCCAACCAGGCACTGGGCGGGGCGTACAGCACCACTGGTGAAGCTGCTGACATCTTGCGCGGTGCCGATACCCGCAGGCAGTTTACAGATGCG